AGGATATAGGGAAACACTGTCTAAACTCTCAAGAATGTATAGAAACGCATATAGACAGGACGGCCATAAAGCCGCACAACCGTGGCGCGAGATGAAGCGACAGGTGCGCGCAGACTATCCAGAATACGGAGATAGATACACGCGAGAAGCTTTGGGCTTTCCACCAAAAAGGCCCACACTATCAGACCACTGGCAGCGACTACGCGCAGAATACCCAGCTATTGAGAGGGCTATACAATGAGAGTATTAATTGCATGCGAATATAGCGGCAAAGTTAGGGAAGCATTCAGAGAGCTGGGCCATGATGCGTACAGTTGCGACTTGTTACCAGCCGATGATGGCAGCCCATATCATTACACTGGTGATTGCTGGTCAGTGATAGCTGAGGGATGGGATTTAATCATAATGCATCCACCGTGCACTGCGCTGGCAGTATCAGGCAATCGCTGGTATGGCTCAGGCATGCCAAAGAATAGCGAGCGCTTAGAGGCGATAGAATGGACGCTGGCCCTATTTGAGCATGCAAAGAATCACGCGCCTAAGGTAGCATTTGAAAATCCCGTGGGCGTGTTACCTATTAAGCCTACGCAATACATCCAGCCCTACCAGTTTGGTCATGCTGAGAGTAAAAAGACTGGTCTGTGGCTCCATAATCTGCCGCTATTGGTTCCTACCGACGATGTAGAAGCATTATGGCGCACATTGCCAAAGAAAGAGGCGCAGCGCATCCACATGTTACCACCCAGTGCAGACCGCTGGAAAATCAGAAGTGAGACATACAAGGGCATAGCCGAGGCGATGGCTTCCCAATGGTCTGAATAATTCCCGTAGTAGTCCAACCCTTGCCCAGTGTAACAGCTGGGCTTTTTTGTGCGCGTAGCTAATAGATGGCGATTTAAGGCCCTGCAATGCTACCCAGTACCCTAGCACCTGGAACACGCTAAAACGTCTTAGACGGCTTTATATGGCCTTTTAGGGCTATAACTATAGACTACTACCAGTTGCTGCGCCATAGGAAGCCCTGCAACCTGTTTCCCGTTATGGAGGGACTAGAGAGAGAGCTATAACGTGACCAGAACCTGGTATTGGGTCACACTATAGGGCTGTAGAGTATTGAACTATTGAGAGAGAGAGACTCTAATACCCTGAACATTAACCAATAGAGAGAGGACAATGGATTTTGCAGATATAGAGAATGATCAGCTTCGCACTGAGGCTATAGAGCGCTATGTTGTATGGATTGAGAGCCTGCCCTATAGAGTAGGTAGAGCTGAGCAGGATAGCATCAGAGAGACTATAATTAACGATTTGGAGAACTAACAATGAACGTATTCACTGGCCCTAATGACCTGTTACATGGTGATGAGCATTTAGAGGAACTAGAAGACTGGGAGCTGCGAGAGAGATTCTTTAATGCTCTGAGAGACTTAACAGAAGCAGCAGATACTGTAGAGAAACTGAAAAGCCCTAAATGGACTCCTTACCCTGAAGATATTGAGTATATGGAAGACACTTTAGAGGAGCTGAAGTACTCTTTAAAGTAGTACCTGCTGGTAGTTGCTGCTAAAGGAAGGGCTGTTTTGTTACTATATAGTCCTGAGGGTAGCATAAATTTTAACAATCAACAAACGGGATTTTAAAAATGTTTAAAGAATATATGATGAGTGGAACAATGAATCCAGAAGTGCAGGCAGTGTTTAAAGCTGCTGCTGATATTAGCAATGGCGTATTCTCACTGCAAGAGGCTGCAAAGTTCTACAAAGTACCAGCGCCTATTATTGTTCAGTTTATTGCTGAGAGTTCAGAATATGACATGGTGTTTAGCAAGGTGGGTGATTATGATTCTAACAACTAGAGATAAATTGGTGTTACAAGGTAAACGTGTTAGAGTGGTAGGGAGTTACAACATACCTGAAGAGAGAACGAACTACTGTAAACATCCAGAGCAAACAGACTGGACTAAACCCTGCCCAATATGTAAGCGCAGGATTCGTGTAATAGCAAAGAATATGGAGAGTAAAACAGCATGGTTATCTTAGGACGCAGTTTGACTATAGAGTATAGAAGGGGCGTAGGTTTTGACCTAGAGTTCCCAGACAGTAGGCCAGTGTGGATATACAACACTTTTACAGAGAGCATAGAGGTCATGCCCTTTCAGGGTGTTATCCTACATCTACCACTTTGCCTAGTCAGCTATGGCAGAGTATATGAGGAGATTTTTGAATGACTGAAGCAATCCATCAACCATGCCCTGATTGTGGCAGTAGTGATGCTTTACAGATCAATAAAAGCAGCACATATTGTCACAGTTGCAGAAAGTACACTAAAACGGGAGAGGGTTATTACCCTGTAGAGGTTCCAGAGAACCACGACCCTAGACCTAAACCAAGCTTTAATGCTGTTGAGAATATGTTAACCACTGGTAAGTACCAGAGTATCGTATCCAGAGGGTTGACTACAGCTACAGCTCAGTTCTATGGGATACTAGAGACCCCAGAGAAGACCTACTTCAGCTACCACCACCCAGAAGACTCTCTGGTTCCTATAGCGGCTAAAATACGGCTACCTGACAAGCAGCACAGCATTGTAGGTGAGTGGAAAGATGCAGGGCTATTCGGACAGCATCTATTCTCTGCTGGTTCTTCTAAGTATGTCACTATCACTGAGGGAGAGTTTGACGCAGCAGCCAGCTATCAGATGCAGGGCAGCAAGTACCCAGTAGTGTCTGTTAGGAATGGCGCTAGTGGCGCTCTAAAGGACTGTAAAGCAGCCTATGAATGGCTAGACAGCTTCGATGCCATTGTCATATCTATGGACTCTGACGAACCTGGTCAGAAGGCTGCGAGAGAGATTGCAGAGCTGTTTGGTGGCAAGTCAGCAGTGATGAAGAACCCTCCACACTATAAAGATGCCTGCGACTATCTAGTAGCTAACGACACCAAAGGCTACATTTCAGCTTTCTGGAATGCTGAGAAGTTTGTACCTGATGGCATCATCAATGGCGCTAGTCTCTGGGATGAGGTGAACAGGCCAGTAGAGAAGTCTGCTGTAATGTATCCATGGGAGAGCCTGAACAAGCTAACCTACGGCATCAGAGAGGCAGAGCTAGTCACCATCACAGCAGGCTCTGGACTAGGTAAGTCACAGTTTGTGAGAGAGATAGTGTGGCATATCCTCAAACACTCTGAGGAGAACATTGGCTTATTATTCCTAGAGGAGAATGCACGTAAGACTGCACTGTCTTTGATGTCACTAGCGGCTAACAAGCCCCTGCACCTGCCTGACGTAGAGAGCACAGAAGAGGAACGCTGGGAGGCTTTTGAATCCACCATGGGTACTCAAAGGCTGTTCATGTTCGATCACTTCGGTTCTACCAGCATAGACAACATCATAGCTCGCTGCCGCTACATGGCTAAAGCACTGGACACCAAGTTCCTGTTCCTAGACCACGTTAGTATTGTTGTGTCTGCACAGAGCAATGGCGATGAGCGCAAGGCTCTGGATGAGATATGCACCAAGCTGCGTATGTTGGTTCAAGAGACTGGTATCACACTGTTTATGGTGAGTCACCTGAAGCGCCCAGACGGCAAAGGCCACGAGGAAGGCGCTGCTAGTAGCCTGTCACAGCTTAGAGGCTCTGCATCCATTGCACAGCTCTCAGACATGGTGATAGGACTAGAGAGGAACGGCCAGGCGGAAGACCCCATAGAGAGGAACACTACCAACGTGAGAGTGCTTAAGAACCGCTTCTGCGGTACTACTGGGCCTGCTGGCGGGTTGCTGTTTGACCAGAAAACTGGTAGGATGGTAGAAGTTAAGGAAGAGGGTTTGTAATGAGATGTGTAGCGTGTAACAAGAATTTATCGGACTTTGAGTCTACAAGGAAATCTGCTGAGAGTGGTGAGTATTTAGATATTTGCAATGATTGCTTCTTTTACACTGAGGACGACATTGCCACCATCGACAGAGATGACCTACGAAGTGAATCTGACACAGTATTGGAGAGTCAAGAATATGAGCAAGATTGGAACTTGGGTAATGACAGTTCAGGAGAGTAAGGCTGAGCTGAGCAGACTAAACCCTTATGATAAACACAGCAACAAAAACAACGCAGCGAGGCAGTACTATGTTGATTACACTGGACATAGAAACCAACACAAGTCACGACACTATCTGGGTAGCAGTAACTCAGGACTTTAAGACTGGTGAGATGCTGGAGCATTACTCTGCTGAGACTCTGGAGCCTCTGCTTCGTGACTCAGAATGCGTTATTGGTCACAATATCATAGGCTTTGATGCTCCAGTACTAGAGAAGCAGTGGTCACTACAGATACCTACAGAGAAGCTAAAGGATACTCTAGTGCTCAGTAGGCTCTGGAACCCGTCTCTGGAGGGTGGACATAGCCTAGACTCTTGGGGCAAACGCTTTGGCGACCACAAGATAGACTTCCACGACTATGACGGTGGACTATCTGACGAGATGGTGGAGTATTGCAGGCAGGACGTAGCACTAACCACAAGGCTTTACAAGCATTTAACAAACACACTGAATCTAGAGGAGTTTAAACCGCAGTGCGTAGATTTAGAAGAGAAGGTGTACATCATTACGGCTCAGCAGGAACGCAACGGCTTCATGCTAGACGTAGAAGCAGCTACCACACTCTGGCAAGACATAACACACAAGATGAGGACGATAACAGCGGAGCTACAGAAGGTGTTCCCTCCGATAGTGGAGGAGAGGTGGTCAGAGAAGACAGGGAAGAGACTGAAGGACAAGGTGACTGAGTTTAACGTAGGCTCTCGTAAGCAGATTGCAGAGAGGCTAGAGGGTGTAGGTGTTAAGTTTAAGATACAGACCGAGAAGGGCGCTGTCATTGTTAATGAGAAGGTGCTGGAAGGTATAGACATCCCTGAAGCTAAGATGATATACGAATACCTAATGCTACAGAAGAGAGCATCACAGATAGACTCTTGGTTAACTCACGAGAAGGACGGCAGGGTACATGGCAGGGTTATTACCAATGGCGCTGTAACAGGCCGTATGACGCACCACAGCCCTAACATGGCTCAAGTGCCTTCAGTGTCTGCACCGTATGGTAGAGA